GGATTGATGAGAAGCAGCGCGAGGCGGAACAGGCCGGGATCAACATGGGCAAGAAAGAGGCGGCGCAGAGGGCTGCGGAAAAGGCAGGGCAGGACGATGAGTGGGGCGATCTGCTGGGGCAGAGAGATCGGCTGAACTGAGCGGATGAACATGCCATTGGTTCGGCAGCGGTGGGACACATCGCTGACCGATTGGGAAGAGCGGATCGTCAAAGGCCTGTCGATGGTTCCGGACATGCCGCTGCACGATCAGGAGGCGGATCGCGCATTGGCGATCTTCAAGCGGTTGCGTGTTCCAGACCTGATCGGAATGCCGACTTATGGCGAGGTTTGCGACGAATGGGTGTTCCGCCTAGTGCGGGCCATCTTCGGGTCATACGATCCCGAGACGAAGCGGCGGGCCCTACGGGAATTCTTCCTTCTGATCCCGAAGAAGAACGGCAAGTCCTCGATCGCAGCAGCGATCATCGTGGTGGCGGCGCTGGTCAATGAGCGGCCCGAGGCGGAGCTGCTGCTGATCGCGCCGACGATGACGATTGCAAAGATCGCGTTCAAGCAGGCATGGGGCATCATCCGGGCGGATGAGACGCTGGAGAAACTGTTCCATGTGCGTGAGCACCTGCGGACGATCACGCATCGACTGACCAGGGCCGAGATCGCAATCAAGGCGGCGGACAGCGACGTCATCACCGGTGGCAAGGCGACCTACACGCTGATCGACGAGACGCACGAGTTTGCCCGCAAGAGCAATGCCGAGGGTGTGTTCGTGGAGCTGCGCGGAGCGCTGGCGTCACGGCCGGACGGGTTCCTGATGCAGATCACAACGCAATCGAAAACCGCACCGGCGGGCGTCTTCAAGAAGGAACTGGAACGGGCACGGGCGGTTCGAGATGGGAGGCTGCAGCTGCCGATTCTGGCAGTGCTTTACGAGTTGCCGCTCAAGCTGGCGAAGAAGTGGCAGGATCCGGAAACCTGGCCGATGGTCAATCCGAACATCGGGCGATCTGTAGATCCGGACTTTCTGGAAGATCAGCTGGTGCAGGCGCGCGAGGATGGCGCTTCGTCGCTGGCTTTGCTGGCATCGCAGCACTTCAACGTCGAGATCGGCGTGGGGTTGGGGGGCGATTGGCAGGCCGCGCGGCATTGGGCTGGCGCCAGATCCGAACGGGTCACCTTCGAGGACCTGCTCGAACGCTGCGAGGTCATTGTGGCCGGAGTTGATGGTGGTGGCCTCGATGACCTGTTCGGGCTGAACTTCACCGGCCGGGATCGCGAGACCAAGGACTGGCTGGCGTGGTTCCATGCCTGGGCGCATCCGGAAGTGTTGGAAGTGCGCAAGGAAATCGCGCCGCGGCTGCGGGACTTCGAGGCGGCGGGTGATCTGACCATCCTCGATGCGGACTGCCCGACGCAGGATATCGAGGAAGTCGCGGACCTGATCGAGCGGGTGAACAAGGCGGGACTGCTGCCGGACAAGGATGCGATCGGGGTCGATCCATACGGCATCTCGGCGCTGCTGGATGAGCTGGTGTCACGCGGGATTGCCGATGACCAGATCATCGGTATCCGCCAGGGTCCGGCGCTGTCGCCAGCAATCTGGGGCATCGAACGCAAGTTGAAGAACGGGACGTACCTGCATGGCGGCCAGCCGATGATGGACTGGTGCCTGGGGAACGCGAAAACAGAAACACGAGGATCGGCTGTCATGATCACGAAATACACGGCGGGCCGCGCCAAGATCGATCCATTGATCGCGGGGCTGAACGCCTACCAGCTGATGTCGCGCAACCCGGTTGCGGCTGGTGCCGCTGCCTTCGAATATACAGGGCTGTAACATGGGTTTGCTGAACCTCTTCAGCCGCAGCACCGCAGTACCGGCGCCAACTTCGCGGGTCGAGCCACCATTGGTCAGCGCCTCGGGTGAGACGCAGAGCGAAAGCCAGTGGCGTACCTTCTCCGTCGATGGCGCGGCATCGCGCGCAGGGGTCCGGGTCAACGAAACCAGCGCTCTTTCAATCCCGGCCACGCTGGCCGCGTTGCGGATCCTGACCGGCGTCTTTGCGATGACACCAGTGCATTATTTCGAGCGGGCAGTCGATGGCCGGATCGACAGGGATGAATTGCCGGAGGCGCAATTGTTCCGGGCCAGCCCAAACAGCCACCAGACGCCCTTCGCATTCCTCGAACTGTTGCTGGCGGACATGCTGCTGAGCGGCGACTTCTACGCCTATGTAAGCCGAAATTTCCGGGGGGAGCCAGTTGCCCTGACCCGTCTCAAGCCCGGAACCGTCAATATTGCTGATTACTTCGACCGCGAGACCGGGACCACGCTTTTTTATGACGCCTCTCTTCCGGACGGATCAAGCGGGAGGTTTGCGCGCCGCGACGTGATGCACATCCCCGGTTTCAGCCGCGACGGTATCCATGGCCTGAATCCGGTCAAGTATGCGCGCGAAGCCTTGGGCGCATCGATCGCCACCTCTCAACATGCGGCCAAGTTCTGGGGCAAGGGTGGCCGACCGTCGACGGTGTTGCAGTCCAAGCAGAAGATCGGGCCAGACGACAAGGCCCGCGCGCGCCAGGACTGGAACACCCTCTATGGTGGTCCGGATGGCGACACCGTCGCGGTGCTCGATCAGGAGATGACCGCGCAGTTTCTGACGCACGACATGAGGTCGAGCCAGTTCCTGGAGACGCGACAGTACCAGGTTGTCGACCTAGCGCGCCTGTGGGGTGTGCCGCCACACCTGATCTTCGACTTGTCGCGGTCAACGAACAACAACATCGAACACCAGTCTTTGGAGTTCGTGATCTACCACATGGGACCGCATTACGCCCGGGTCGCGCAGGCGCTGACCAAGCTCTTCGGGCGTAAGAATCACTACTTCGAGCATCTGACAGATGCGCTTGTCAAAGGCGATCTCAAGAGCCGGATGGAAGCCTACTGGCTGCAGCGGCAGATGGGCATGATCAACGGCGACGAATTGCGCGCCAAGGAAAACAAACCCGCCATCGGCGGCGCGGCGGGCACCGAATACTGGCGTCCGTCCAACATGATGGTCGCGGGTCAGCCTGCGCCAGGCGAAGGAGATCAAGAGTGAGACAGGAATTGTCGGCGGTCGTGTCAGCGATCCGTTCTCAGCCGTGGGCAATCCTGCCCGACTATCTGGCGGCCATCGAAGCGATTGCGGTGCGCGCGCTCGATGATGACGTGCTGGCCAAGTTGGCGGGCGATGGACATGCCGCGCAGGTGCAACACAGCCTTGAGGCCGTCGCGGCACTGGGCACCCGGCTGGACGGTGCCAAAATGAGCATGGTGCGCAATGGCACGGCCATCGTGCCGCTGATCGGTGCGATCTATCCGCGCTCGAACATGGTCAGCGCATCCTCTGGTGGCACGTCACTGGATACCGTTATGCGCGACATGCGGGTGGCCTGGGCGTCTTCGGATGTCGAACGCATCGTGATGCTGATCGACAGCCCCGGTGGCGTGGTGTCCGGGCTGGGCGAAGCGGCGGAAACGCTGCGCGCCGGGCGGAAACCGCTGGTCAGTTTTGTGACCGGTGTGGCGGCATCTGCGGCCTACTGGCTTGGATCGCAGGCCGGGGACATCGTGCTGGATCGCGCGGCCAGTGTCGGTTCGATCGGGGTGGTCGCATCAAGAACCCGTCAGGAGGCGGCGGATTCGAACGGTCGTCGCGCCTATGAAATCGTGTCGAGCGGGGCGCCCTACAAGCGGCCAGACCCGTCAACAGATGAAGGCCGCGCCGCGATCCAGCGCGATGTCGATGCGGTCGAGAGCGTCTTCGTCGCCGATGTCGCCGCGGGGCGCGGGGTGTCCGAGGGCGTCGTGCGCGAACAATTCGGCAAGGGGGCCATGGTGTCCGCTGCGGAGGCGGTTCGCGTCGGCATGGCAGATCGTGTCGGAACGCTTGAGGGCGTTCTGTCTGAGGGTTCCGGTGTTAGCCGGACTAAAGCTGCGGGGAGTCGTTTGCGGGCCTCTGCGGAGATTGAAACGCGGCGTCGTGCCGTAATTTGAGGAGCCAACCATGGATCGTATCCTGGAGCTAAGGGCCCGCCACGCGGGTATTGTTGAAGAGATGCAGGCGCTGGTAGCGTCTGCGCCGATTGATGGGGATTGGACCGACGAAATGTCGGCGCAGTTCGACACGCTGAAGGCCGATGATGACAAGGTGGTCGCAGAACTCGATCGCCTTGAAGACATCGAGCGTCGTCAAGCCCGCGCTGCGCGCCCGACCGATCCGCTGCCCGGTGCCCCGGCGCCTGTCGCCACTGTGCCGGCACAGCCTGCAGAAAAAGGCCTGACCTTTGCCCGCATGGTGCGCACCATCGCGGCGGCGGGTGGCAATCACTACGTCGCGCAGCAGCTGGCCGAGGCCAATGGTGACAGCGGCCTGTTCGCGGGTCAGCAGATGGGGCAGGGATCGCTGGGCGGTTTCCTCGTTCCAGAGGACGTATCGAGCGAAGTGATCGAGTTGCTGCGCCCGGCCAGCGTCGTGACTGCCATGGGCCCGCGCATCGTGCCGATGCCCAACGGCAACATGACCACGAACCGCCGTGCCACCGGCGCCAACTTCGAATATGGCGGCGAGACCAACGACGCCCCGGCGACTGGATACACCTATGGTCAAGTCAAGCTGTCGGCCAAGAAGCTGCGTGGCATCATTCCGATATCGAATGATCTTCTGCGTTCCGCCTCGACCGCAGTCGACCGCATGGTGCGTGATGATGCGGTTGCCGACGCGGCGCAGATTCAGGACCGGTTTTTCCTGCGCGGTACCGGAACCGAATACGCGCCGAAAGGTCTGCGTTACCAGCTGGTTGGCACAACGTTTGCAGGCACCAACATCCTGACCATGACGGCCACGCCGGATCTGCAGAAGGTGGACAATGACCTTGGCAAGATGGAGCTGGCTCTCGGCAATGCCAACGTTCCCTATATCGGCGCGCACTGGATCATGTCTCCTCGGGTCGCGATGTATCTGACGAACCTGCGCGACGGCAATGGAAACCGTGTCTATCCGGAGATGTCCGACGGCATGCTGCGCAAGAAGCCCGTCCACATCACCACCGAGATCCCGGATAACCTGGGTGGCGGCACTGAGTCCGAGATCATGCTGGTGCATCCGGCGCACATCCTGGTCGGTGAGCACATGGGTATCGAGGTCGCGATGTCGACCGAAGCGGCCTACAAGGATAGCGCCGGCACAATGCAGGCGGCGTTCAGCCGTGATGAGACGCTGATGCGCATGATCATGCAGCACGACATCGGCGCGCGTCACCTGCCCGCCATCGCGGTGATGACCGGCGTCACCTGGGGCGCATAACGCCTCGATCATGATTTACTGATCGTCAAGAAGGCGGGCTGACATCGGCCCGCCCCTCACTTCAATCAATGGAGATCTGACATGCCCACGCAAATCCGCAGCATCGGTGACCTGATCACGGTCGCACGTGCCGCTGCAAACACCGCCGCGACCGCCGCCGGGACCGGTGACAACACGGCCGTCACCGGCGCGATCATCGATCGCATGGCGATCGGCAATCCGCAATCCGCCGTCCTGGCGATCCCCTACACCGCGACCCTTGCGGCGGGCGAGACGCTGTCGATCGGCTACACCGTGCAGGAAGGCCAGGCGGCCAACCTGTCGGATGCCGAGACCCTGCAGACCGCTGCAGCGGCTGTGGTCGCGACCGGCCCTGGCGGCGGCGGGACCGTCACCGGCGTGTTCGAGGTCAACGTGTCGATGACTGGCGCTGGCCAGTATGTCCGCGCCAACTTCACGCCCGACCTGAGTGCATCCGGCACCGACACCGCAGCGCTGTCTGCCGTGCTGGTGTTCGGCGGCGCGGATCGTCTGCCGGTCTGATGCGGCGGGTCACGTTCATCCGGGGATACCGCATGTATCAACCCGGAGAGACTGCCGGCTTCAGCGATGACGAAGCAGGCCGTCTGATCCCCGCGTTTGGTTTCGACCCCGATGATCCAGATGCCCAGGTACGCCGCGAAGCGAAGGCGGCTGAAAAGGCGCAGGCCATGGCGGATGCCAAGGCGAAGGCCGACGCGGATGCCAAGGCGAAGGCCGATGCGGATGCCAAGGCGAAGGCCGATGCGGATGCCAAGGCGAAGGCCGATGCGGATGCCAAGGCGAAGGCCGATGCGGATGCCAAGGCGAAGGCCGATGCGGATGCCAAGGCCAAAGACGCGAAGGCAAAGGGCTAAGACATGCGGCTGACACTGACCACGGCACCAAGCGCGACGCCGGTTGATCTGGTGGAGGCCAAACGTCAATGCCGCGTCGAACATGATGACGATGACATTTTCATCCAATCTCTGATCGGCGCGGCAAGCCGCCACATCGAAAGAATAGTTGGTCGGGCTGTCATGCCACAGGTCTGGCTGCTGGAATTGGCCGCTTGGCAAGACGCAGTGGTTCTGCCTGTCGAGCCAGTCCGGTCGGTGGTGGTGACGTACACGGACACTGCGGGGGTTGAGCAAACACTCGATGCCGCAACCTACTCGCTTTCTGCCTGGCCCTCGATGGCCACAGAGTGGCGCTTTGTCTCCGGTGCGTTGCGCCCGGGTTTGGACGATGTGGACTATCCGGTGCGATATACGATCGCCGCGGGCTACGCCAACGCTGGTGCGGTCGAGGCCGATCTCAAGGCCGCGATCCAGATGCTGGTCGGACATTGGTATCAACATCGCGAAGCTGTCGCGACTGAGACAATGACGGAAGTGCCGATGGCGGTCAGCGCCCTGATCGCGCCACATCGGTTGATGCTGTGATGGGTGCCGGAAAACTGTCCGAGCGCGTCGTGTTCGACTTTCCGACGCCGGAAGATGACGGTCAGGGCGGTCGCGAGGATGGCTGGACCGAAGGATTTTCCTGCTCTGCCGGGTTTCGGTATCTGCGCGGTGGCGAGACGGTTCAGGCGGCGCGCCTGGCTGGCAGGCAGCCTGTCGTCGTGACCATTCGGCAAAGCAGCCTGTCGCGGCAGGTCACACATGATTGGCGGATGCGCGACGCGCGGAGTTGCGATGTATACAACATCCGGTCGATCGTTCCGACGGATGATCGGATGTATCTCGAACTGACGTGTGAGAAAGGCGTGGCGGTCTGATGGCATCACCGGCAAACGAATTGCAGGCGGCGGTTTTTGGCCTGCTGACGGCAGATGCGGGCGTTGCGGCACTTGTCGGAACGCGCATTTATGACCGCGTTCCGATGGCGTCCGATGTGCCGCCTTACATCACATTCGGGCCTGCGGATGAGTACGAAGACGACGCGGATTGCATCCGATCCAGCAACCACTCTTTGCAGATCGACGTGTGGTCGGAAAAGCAGGGCGGTTTCAAGGAATGCAAGGAAATCACGCACGCGGTCAATTTGGCGATACATCAGGTTTCGGTCAATCTGCCGTCCCACGCACTGACTGAGTTGCGGGTTACACGGCGGCTTCACTTTCGCGATCCTGACGGCATCACGTCGCACGGCGTTGTGACTGTTGGAGCCATCATAGAAGAAAACAATGGTTAACGGGGTTGCGCAGCTTCGCGCAAAGTTCGCGCGGGTTCCTGATTTGGTAAAAGATGAACTTGTCGCGGCGCTGGAGAAATCGGCCCGTGAACTGGTTTCCGAAATGAATGCGATTAAGCCCATACCGGAAATCACAATCGGCTGGACATGGGGCGACGTTCCGAAGGGCGCGCTCAAGATTGGCGAGTTTCGCGGCAATGACTACGGGCGATTGTCGATCAAGGTTTATGCGGAGGCGCACACCAGCGAATACATGACGGAAACCGGTTTTCCTGCGGTTGCGCGCTGGTTTGAGTTCGGCACGGCGGAACGATTTCACAAGTCTGGCAAATCGACGGGCCGGATTACGGCGCGTCCGTACTTTTACCCGACGATGCGTGCAAACAAATCGCGCATCAAGGGCCGGATCACGCGGGCGGTCAACAAAGGCATGAAAAGGGCGAATGGATGAGAGCGATCTTTCATAAGGACTTCAACTATTCCAGCCGAACAAAGAACGCGGGCTGGTCTGTGAAGGCATCAAAAAAGGCGCAAACCTATCCGCGCGAATTGATTGATGCGGCAGTGGCGGTTGGCGTTGCTGAAATTGTCGAGGCGAAGCCTAAGACTTCGGACACAGCGCCATCGGAAGCTGAATAAGCAGTGCCGTTCCGTTTGGCGTTCCGGTATCTTTGATCTTCTGGTCTGTTTCGCGGGCGATCTGGCATAGGTCTGACGCGTCATTTTCACAGGCATCAAGCAAGTCTGACAACCCGCCAATCATCGCCCAATAGTTCGCCGCAAGGTTTCGTGCCTCTTGGCAATTATCGGCGGCGGCGCTTGTCGCAAATAACGCGACGAATGTTGCAATCTTTAACATCAAGTTTCCTCCATGGATGTTCTGTGGAGGTAAGCCCTATCCGACCCTTGGGCAAGGTCTGGAGCGAACGCCGTGAGGCGTCCATTTCCCTTAGAAGGAGCCTCACATGGCACTTGCAGTCACAGAAAAGTACGAGGAAATGGTCCTCGAAATCAGCACTGACAGCGGTTCGACCTGGACTCGCATCTGCGGCATGATCGGCGTTGAAGTCACCCGCACCAGCAACATCGACACGGCAGAAGTGCCGGATTGCGCCGATGAAAGCCTGCCGCTTTCTGTTGAGCGTCAGGTCCGCAGCATTGAAGTCTCTGCGTCTGGAACGGGCGTGTGGGCGCAGTCGAGCCATGAACAGTTGATGGATTGGTTCTATTCGGCGGCAACGCTGGATTGCCGCCTCGGCCACCTCAAGGCTGATACCGGCGATACCGAATATGAGACCGGCAAGGCCATTCTTGCCAGCCTGTCCAATTCGCGCACCAAAGGCCAGAAGGTTTCAGCTGCGATTGAAATCCAGTTTGACGGAACACCGACGCGCACAGCGAAAGCATAATGCGTAGGGTCTGGATTGGGGGCGAACATGAGTTTGCCCTGCCGCTTGGCCAGCTTCGCGCGCTGCAAAAGGCGTGTGATGCTGGCCCTGAGCAAATTCTTGCGCGGGTTTGGGGCGGCAATTGGCTTATTGATGATCTGATCGAGGTCATCCGCCTTGGTCTGATCGGCGGCGGCGAGGTTGACGCCAAAGAAGCGGGCCAGATGGTGACGGGCCTGATCGAAAAACACCCCATTCTGCAATTCAAGCCGCTCGTGCAGGATATCCTTGTCGGCGCGCTGATCGGAGATCCTGACGATCCGGTGGGGGAGTCTCTGGGGGCGCTGAACCCCTCGGAAAATGGAAGTTCAGCCAAATCTACGGCGGTGGAGCCGTGATGGGTTTCACGCCGGCACAAGTGGACGCAATGTCCCTCTGGGAATTCAACGCTTGCGCGGATGCGTTTGCGAAAGCGAACGGCGCGAAAACGCAATCAGGCGGCGGTGATATTGCCGACGAACGGCTTAGGGAGTTGGGTATTCATGGCTTCGACGGAACGTGACAACGCGGGCCTTGAGGCCGACATTGGCATCACACTTGGAAAGCTGACCAAGCAACTTGCATCGGCGGAAGCGCGGATGGTCAAGACAGCCAAGAAATTCGAGACAGACTTTGCCAACGCAAACCGCAAAGTTTCGGCCGGGTTCGACAAGACCGGCAAAAGCGCGCAGGGATCGGCGGATGTGATCGGGCGCGAAATGGACCGTCTGCGGACAAAGTATGACCCGATTTTCGCTGCGTCCAAGCGTTACGAGGCGTCGCTGGAGGAGCTGACCCGAGCGCATAAGGTGGGGGCCTTGAGCGTTCAACAGTACGAGCGGGCGCTTGAGACGTTGAATGCGGAGTATCAACTTTCGGCGGGGGCGTCTAATCGCGCGGCTGGCGCAATGTCAAACTTTATGACAACCACGCGGGGCGGGGCCGGAGGCATCCAGAACGTAGCCTATCAGGTTGGCGACTTCGCGGTACAGGTTGGGGCTGGTACAAGCGCGGCGCAGGCGCTTGGTCAGCAGTTGCCGCAGTTGCTTGGCGGCTTCGGTGTCATGGGTGCTGTTCTTGGCGCTGTGGTGGCTGTGGGTATCCCGCTGGTCCGGTTCTTGCTGGATACCGGTGAGGCTTCGGAGACACTTGAAGAAAAGCTGGACGGGCTGGAATCCGCAGTCAACAGCTACACATCCGCGATCAAGGACGCGAAAGTTCCGACCGCCGAACTGATCGAGAAGTACGGACAGGCCACGTCTGCGGCGCAAGAGTTTCTTGATGCGCTTGTGCAGATCAACAAGGCAGAAGCGTTGAACGCTCTAGCTGCTGTGATTGATGACATTACGACAAAGTTTGGCAGTTTGGATGCGGCATCCATTCTTGGCGAAGCGGACGTTCAGGCATCGCGCCTTGAAGAAACAATTCGCAGCGTTGCGCGTGAGTTCGGCGTTTCAGGCGGGGCTGCGCAAGACTTGATCAGGGCAATGCGAGAGTTGCAAAACGCGCAAGGCGTGAGCGCACAAGCGGAAGCGGCGCGCGATCTGTTGAACCTGATGATCGAAACCATCGGGCCAATCGAAGAAATGGAAGGCGCTGCGCTTGAGTTGGCAAAACAGCTTGCGCAGGCTGGCGTCAATGCTGGCGAGGTCCAGGGCGCTATAGAGCAGGCGAACTTCACGATTCAAGACATGGTTACTGGCCTTGCGGCGGCCTCTGGCAATTTGGGCGCGATGGTGAGGCAGGCGGCAACGCTTGGCGATAACCTTTGGAACGCCGCGAATGCTGTCTGGGACATGGCAAAGGCGAAGGCCGAAGAACGTCAGAAGACAATCGCGGGCGGGCCGGACGCGGCGCGTGATGCTGTGCGCGAAACCTACACGCCATCTGGATTGCGGCGCGAGGATATTGTTTCGCAAACCACTTTGCCGGGGCGGACACCGAGGGCCGCGTCTAGCGGCGGCGGAGGCGGAGGCAGCAGCGCAAGCGGCGGAGGAAAGACTGAAACCCCGCTTTTTGATATCGGTCAAAAGGCGCTGGATAACCTTCAACGCCAAATCGAAATGATCGGCAAGACCAAGGCGGAAATCGCCGGTTTAACCGTCAAATACAACCTTCTGGATGAAGCGAAAAAGCGCAACCTTGACATTGACCAGCGGCAGGCCGGGACAGGCAAAACACTACGCGAGGAAATCGACGCACAGGCGCAGGCGGTTGAAAATCTGTCATTGCAATACCAGCAGGCAGAGGAACAGGCCAAGTTCTTCGACAGCATCAACAGCCAAGTGAAAGACGGCCTGATTGACGCGATTGTCGAGGGCGAGAACTTCGCGGGCGTTCTCGAAAATGTGGCGCGGGCGCTTGCCAAGGCGGCATTGCAGGCAGCGCTATTCAATGAGGGGCCGTTTTCGGCTGGTTCGGGTGGCGGTCTTCTTGGGGGCCTGTTTACGGGCATCACCAACGCGCTGGCAGGCAAGCGGGCAATGGGCGGGCCGGTCGCAAGCGGGCGTCCTTATCTTGTCGGCGAAAAGGGGCCTGAAATCATGGTGCCTTCCACAAGTGGCAAGATCATCCCGAATAACAAGTTGGGCGGCGGCGGGCAGGTTATCTACTATTCGCCAATGATCGACGCACGCGGTGCGGATGCGGCGGCAGTGGCGCGGCTGGAGGTGGCAATGCGCCGATCTGAGGCTGAGTTTTCCACGCGGGCCGTTGCGGCGATGCGACAAGCCAATGGGCGGGGCGTTGGGGGGCTTGGTTGATGGCAATCAGTTACCCACTCGCAACGCCGGTCATTACTCGCCATGCGTCGGTGATCTTCGCGGCGGATGATGCAGTCGCGAAGGACCAATCGCCGTTTGATTATTCAGAAAGCGTGCAGGATTGGGGCGGCAAGAAATGGCGTGCAGAGGTGCAGCTTCCAACGATGAATGCGGCGTGTTCGTCGGAGTGGGAGGCGTTCCTGACGGCGCTGCGCGGGCGTTACGGGACTTTCCTGCTGGGCGATCCGTCGCGATCCGCACCACGCGGCACGGCAACGAGCGCAACAATCAGCGGGGCGGCAGGCGCTGCCACGGTGTCAGTCGGGATGACAGGAACGCTTCTGGCGAGCGACATGCTGCAAATCGGTTCGGGCGCGTCGGCGCGGCTTTACAAGGTGCTGGTGGATCAGTCGGGCAACGGCAGTCTTGAGATTTGGCCCAACCTAAGAGTGGCGGCATCCAGTGCATCGGCGGTTCTGGTCAATCCAAAGGGCGTCTTTCGGCTGTCGGAAAATTCGCGCGGCTGGTCTGTGTCTAATTTCCGCTGGCGACGCATCGCATTTTCGGCAGAGGAGGTCGTTTGATGGCTCGTACCATACCGGCAGCACTATTGAGCGCAATAACCGCGCGCGAATGCCAGCCTTTCTTTGCCTTCGAGGCGCTGCTGGACGGCGGGGCAATCCGGATATGGACCGGTCAAGGCACCAAGACCATCGACGGTGACGACTACACAGGCGGCGGCGCGCTGATCGGCATGGGCGAAATCAGCGAAATCATTGACCTGACGGCGCAGTCTGTGACGGTTACGCTGTCCGGTCTGGCATCCGGCACGCTATCGGCGGCGTTGGCGGAACCGTATCAGGGCCGCGTGGCGAACATCTACCTTGGGGAGCGATCCACGTCCGAAGTGCTGCTGGCGTTCTCGGGGTATCTGGACACCATGTCACCCGCCGATGATGGCAGCACGGCGTCCATTACCGTCACCATCGAAAGCAAGCTGGTTGACCTGCAAAGGCCACGGCTACGGCGGTATACGAAGGAAAGCCAAAAGGCGCTTTTCCCCGGCGATACGTTCTTCGACTGGACGGCAGACTTGGCCGACAAGCAAGTGCCTTGGGGGCGCGATCTGGATTGAGACCTGAACTCCTGCGCTACCTGCGCAACCTTCAGTTTCGGTGCGATCCGCTGGTTCCCGGTGAGAATGACTGCCTGACGTTCACAGACGGCGCGTGGCGCGCGATGTACGGGCGCGGGTGGGCTACTGACTGGCGCGGCAAGTACGCCGCTGACGGGCAATTTCTGGGCCGCAAGGCGCTGGTCGCGGCATTCGGGTTCGAAAGCATACTGGACGCCATAGACGACCGCTTGGAACGTGTGCCGCATGTGCCGCCTTTCGGCGCGTTGGTGGCAGCACCGGGGCGCGGTGTGTTCGGGCAGGCTCTGGGCATTTGCACGGGGCATCATGCGGCCATGCTTGGGCCGGATGGCCTGTGCCGGATCGACATTGAAAACATCACGGCGAGTTGGGTGGACCTTAAATGGCGCAGGTAATCATTCCGGGCATTGCGGCGGCGGTATCCGCAGGGACGGCAACGGTGGGGCAGGTTCTTGCCTTCTATGCCGTCAATCTCGGGATCAGCACGGTCGCCTCCCATACCTTGAACGCGCTGGCACCGAAGTCGAAAATACCAGGCAGCGGCGGTTTTCTGGTCAACGAGGTCAACCCGGTTGCGCCGGCAGAGTACATCTATGGCGAGGTCCGCAAGGGCGGCGTCGTGACCTACGACGAAGCGACGGACGGCAACGCCATCCTGCACCGGATTATCGTGCTGGGCGCGGGTGAGTACGAAGTCGGCGACATTTACCTCAACGATGAAATCGTCACGCTGTCCGGTGACGGCTATTCGATGACGGACCCATCCGACGCGGGCGATGTTTACACCGGCGCGGGCTGGGTGCTGACTGAAAAGTGGATGGAGGACAACGCGGTTCGTGAGCCGCGTATCAGGATCTTCATTCACGACGGTTCTCAGACAGCCACAACGGACACATTCGCCAACTCATCCGACCGCACGCTTGCAAACGAACTGATTGCCGCGAGTGCGAACGGCTTGGACGCCAATTTTGTCGGCAAGGGCCTGACCTATCTCTATGTGCAGATGAACATCGATGCTGAGGTGTTCGCAGGCGGCATTCCCCGGATCACCGCGATGGTGAAGGGGAAAAAGGTTTACGACCCGCGCGACACGTCAACGGCGTGGTCTGACAATTGGGCGCTGTGCGTTGCGGACTACCTGCAAGCCTCAGAGGGCCTTGGCGATACGGGCAGCGTTGACGGTACTGCGTTGTCTGTCGAGGCCAATAGCTGCGACGAAGCGATCACTTTGGACGCGGGCGGCACGCAGGCGCGCTATGCCTTGAACGGTGTTTTCCGCGCCGACGAACAGCCGGGGCAAATCTTGGCGCGGATGATGCCGAGCGGTTCCGGCAATCTGTATTGGGGGCAGGGGAATTGGAACATCCGCGCGGGCGATTATGCCGGTTCGGTCGCGTCGTTTGGCCTGTCCGACCTGCGCGGCGGGATCAGCGTGCAGACCCGCGCGCCGCGCTCCGAGAACTACAACGCAATCAGAGGCGTCTTTAACGACGCATCGCAGCGATACATCGAGGGCGAATACCCGCAAATCGCATCCGCGACATTCTTGGCAGAGGATGGCGGGTTTGAGAACGTGCTGGAGTACGATCTGCCGTTTGAGACTGACGGCATTCGGGCGCAGCGGCTTGCCAAGCTGGCATTGTACCGCCAGCGGGAACAGATCAGGGTTGAGGCTGATTTTTCCATGCGCGCGGCGCAAGTCGCGCCGGGGGATGTGATCGACCTGACGATTGACCGCTACGGATGGACGGCAAAAGAATTTGAGGTTGTCGGATGGAACCTCAAGATCAGCGAAAGCGGGACCGTTTGCGTCAGGCTCTCACTGAAAGAGACCAGCGAGGCGTCTTATGATTGGGATGCAGAGGAATCGGTCTTTACTTCGAACAACACAAACTTGCCGGATTACCGGGCGACGGCAACCGTCACCATCGGCACACCCACGGTTCAGCAGGTCAGCAATCCCGGCGGGACCGAAATCCCGCTGTTGATTGCACCGTTTACGGCGGTCAATGCGCACCTTGCGGCGGATTACGTGTTCCAGTGGCGCGAGAATACGCTGGATTATGCGGCGAATGGCGGATTCGTTGAATTGGGCGGCAGTCCGACCGCGCGCGAACAACTGATATATGATGCCTATCTGCGCATCCTTTACCGTGTGCCGGATCAGGACGGCTTTGATTACTATGTGAGCGGTGCGGGTTCCGGCTTGAGCGAAAGCGCCGTCAAATCGGCGCTGGCGGGATCGACGGAAGGCCAGAACCAAGCGGCGTTCCAGTCCATCGTTACCTACACAACGCAGGCGGAACTGCGTGCGCTGCAGGTCGGCAAGCGATACGATCTGCGTGTGGTATCACGAAACGCTTTGGGCTTCGTCAGCCCATCCAGCACCACGACTTACCTGATTGAGCCGGACACCGACGCGCCGCCTGTCCCGACATACACCGGCAAGACGAACAGCGTTGACGGAAAGCAGGTCACAATTCGCTGGAACAACCCGGCAACGGATGGCAGCGGAAACCCCGTCTATGATTTGTCCTTCACAGAAATCTGGCGCGGTGCATCGGCAACACTGACACTGGACGGCAACGGCGATCCGACCAATGCCGACTTGGTAGGCACGAGCCTGACGCAAGAATACATCGACACGAGCGCGGCCTATTCGACCACGTATTACTACTTCGAGCGGGCGCGGGATTATGCCGGGAACTATTCGGCATTTGCGGCGGGCAGGCAGGTGGATACAGGCGCGGCGGCAGAGGCCAGCTTTGTCAGCATCTATGCTGATGAGCAGTTGATTGCCTACGACACATCAGGCGCAACGCCAGCACCGGCCACAGTGGCGATCACGGCAGAGGCCAGCGGCTTCACCACGCCCTACTATGACTTCCTTGTGGACGGCGTGTCTGACCAGAACAGTACGAGCGCCAGCTACACCTACACGCCAGCGGCCGCGGATAGCTCCATGCCGCAGGTGATCCGCGTTGACGTGCGCGAGGGCGCGACAACCGGGCCCATCCTGGCATCTGACCGCCTGACGATGGATGCCTACAGGACAGGTTCTGGCACGCCGATCCTGTTGCTGACCAATGAGGCGCATGACGTGCCCGCAAATGCGGCAGGCACGGTAGCCAGCCTGACTGGGGCTGCGTCCACTGCCACCGTCTTTATCAACGGCGTTGACGACACATCGAACTGGACGATCTCTCGCACCAATTCGAGCGGCGTCTCGTCAATACTCAGCGCCGCGACGGTGATCGTCACCGGCATGTCGGTTGATGCGGGGTATGTCGACATCACCGCAAGCCGCTCGGGATATACCTCGATCACCAAGCGCTTCACACTGGCCAAGGCGCGGGCCGGGGTGACAGGTGAAACCGGCGCTCCGGGTGCGGACGGTGCGGATGGTAACGATGGCGCGGACGGAACTCCGGGTGCTGACGGCGCTCCGGGGGCAGATGGCGCTGACGGCGCTGACGCAGTTTTCGGAAGTATCACGCCACGCACTGCAAACACGATCACCAAGAGCGCGGCGGGAACTTACTCTGCAACGTATGTGAGGTTCGATGCCACCTTCATGGAAGGTGCTGCTATTGTCGCACAGGACCGGTTCCGGCTGGATCGGGTTGGTGATGGCTGGTCTGCCACGATAGCGGATGAAAGCCATCCGTCAACGGTCAACGCGACGCGATTGAGCAAGAGCTTGGAGCGTGATGGGCAAAACGCCGTCGCCACCATCACCTACAGTTTCGGCGGAAAGACCGCGACCGTCACGTTCCCTATGACTGTGATCCTGAATGGTGCCAACGGAGCAGATGGGGCGGACGGTTCGGATGGATCGCCGGGGGCTACCGGGCCGGATGGCGATACCGTTGTAACGGGCCTTGTCTACTTCCAGACCTTGCAGGCGGGCGCACCGGCAACGCCATCAGCATCCAGCTTCAACGCCACCACCGGTGCCTTTTCCGGCCTGACCGCAGGGTGGGCGACGACACAGCCATCAGTACAGATCACAGACACGACAGTGAAGGAGTGGAAGTCGTCGTTCTTGGTCACGATCAACGGCGTGACCTCTGCCCAGACCATCACGTTTTCAACCCCCGTCGGCGCAATTCAGGTCACCGCGGACATCGAGAGCGACAACTATTCGCCGGGTTCGGCGGGGTGGCGCATTGAGCGTGACACGGGGGATGCCGAGTTTAACGATGTGGTGGTGCGCGGCAATCTTGTTGCGTCGGGCATCACGATCACAGGCACCTTCGACGGGCCTGACGCCATTACCGAAGGGACGATCACCGATGCTGGGAAAGTCTCTGCGTCTTTCGGCACGACGGGAAACGGGTCGTATCGCAACGAGTTGAACCTGACAATCACCTTCGACACGGCGGTCGATGTCTTCCTGTTCTGGGGTCTCATCTTCGACATCAGCGCATCCGGGTCGCCGGAGTGGGGATACCGGCTCAGGCATGGCGGCACCACAAGCAGCGGCGGCACAACGATCTACGCGCGATCCGGTTTCCCGGCCCATGCGTTGGGCGCTGAGGAACATCACAGCGGCATCGAAGAGACCACTTTGGCGGCGGGCACATACACGTTCCGGCTGGACAGTTGGGGCACGACCGGCGCGACCAATGTTGACGAGTCGCGCTTCGCTGTTTTTGGGAGGATGATCTGATGCCTGATTTCACCGTCTACGATCCCGCGACCGGCCAAATCCTCTGCACAGGAACAGCGCGCGATATCCACGCGCAAGCTGAAGAAGGCCAGGCTGTCATCGAGGGGCAGAGCGATCCGAGAACACAGCGCGTCGTGGATGGCAAGCTGCGCATGATCCCCAAGAAAGAGCGAGATGCGCGCCAGCGAGAGCGCGCCATGCGCAAGCTACGCGGACGGCGAGACCGGCTCCTGCGCGATATCGATTGGCGGTTCGGCGCTGCCTACTGGTCCAGCCTGACGTCTGATCAGCAGCAGGCGTGGCAAGGCTACCGGCAGGCGTTGCTCGATCTGCCTGAAACCGTCGACCCGGACAATCCGATCTGGCCGAAAGCGCCGGATGATAAGGAAAGCAAATGATGACCCTATCCCTGATCCGTCCTGTCCTGCGCCGCAAGCGCGGTGCCACACTGTCTGTCGTCTGGAACATCGACACAGACACAGACAGCGAGATTGACGGCCTGACGCCGATGCGCGCGGAATTGAAACCGATCAACGGCGCGCAGGACCGTTCGCCGGGTGACAATGTGGACGCCTCGGCGGTGTTCGATCTGGTCTATGTCGCGGCCACAGAAAGCGCCGACGCATACATCCAGGGCGAAATCAGCGCGACCGACTGCGCCGCTCTGACTGCGCGGTATTACATCGCTGATCTGCGGCTGGCATTTGACGGCGGCGACGTGGTGCAGACCGACCCGGTGACAATCGACCTTCAAGAACGTGTGACGGAGCCAGCAGCATGACCATCAAGATTTCAGTCGTCGCGGACGCACCCGGCACATCCGTTCCCGTCTATGTGACCGGCCCGCGCGGCCTTGGCATCGCATCAACCGCATGGGACGCCGAGACAGGCATCCTGACCGTCACCTACACAGACGCCAGAACGGAAACGGTCGATCTGAGCGGGACATTCACCGCGCGGGATGCGGCGATTGTGGCACAGGCCGCTGCGGAGGCTGCGCAGGCTGCGGCTGAGACAGCCGAGACCAACGCGGAGACGGCAGGGACCGACGCGGCCACGTCCGAAACCAATGCTGCCACGTCAGAAGCCAATGCGGCGGCAAGTGAAACTGCGGCGGCTGGTTCTGCCAGTGCAGCTGCAGCGAGCGAAACGGCAGCAGGTGCCTCCGAGACGGCGGC